TCGGGACTTGGGGAGCCCCGTTTGCTGCCCCGTACGGCCGCATGTGCAGCTTCTAATCCGCGTATAGCTGTTAGGGTCAGCCCATCGTTTGCGTTGAGCCTCACGCATCTTCTCTATTACTTCAGGTGAATGTGACTTGCCGTGATTGGGGTTATTTTCGATAGTGTAAGTATTTTTCGGGATTTTACCAAACTGCGAGTTTTTGCTTCCTCGCTTAGACTCAGCCATTTTGCGTCGAGTTTCTTTGGAACGAGTAACCCCTTTGTGTGAGGGTGGGTCGTCCCCGCCACTGGTTGTATTGTAACCGTACTCTCTGTCTCGGGCGTTCAAAGCCACTATCCATACCTTCTCCATCAAGTCCGCAGCCGTTTTAGTTGGCAACCCATCAACCAACGATTCAATGATGAAAGCTTCAGACCCATACTTACGGATGGCGTTGTAGAAGTGAGTTATTACTCCTTTTCGAGCCGCGTTACAGTGTACTCGCCAGCGTACCTTTAGTGGCCGCATGGTCTGACCAACATAATATTTGCCAGTTACAGTACAGGTGACTAGGTAGATGGTGTACCTCATGTATGTAAATACGCTAATTAAAATGTCAGTGAAATAAAAATTTAAATATCCACCCCATAGATGTACGAAGAATTACCACCTCTATAGTCCCGCTGTCTACTCCTAGACTACGGATTGGGGGTAGGTAATAACTCAACTTCTTACATGGAGAAACAAAAATGGCCCTCAAATTGATTTATTACGGTCAGAACGACGGCAGCACCATGCCAGACGCTCTGCTCACTGGCGACCCCGGTACCGACCAGCAGACGCTAACCTCCCTCGGGTTCTTGGGCGGCGTTATCGTTGCTCTGAAGGTTCCTACGGTAGCGACTGGTCTAGTTGCTATTGTCCCTTGCGATGCCGACTCGATGGTACCGTACGCTACTCTTCTGAACGGCCCCGGTGAGTTCGCCGGAGCTATTGGTCCTTCCGGTTCGAAGAAGGCACCTGTAGTTCGCGCTTTCTGGCAGGGTTGTGTTAACTCCGAAGCATTTGACGTTGCCAACGAAGCCTCATTCGTAGTTGGTCAGTACGTCTACTGCGGCGGAACCACCCACGGCAACATTGGCAAGTACACCACGTCCGCCTTCAAGGGCACTGGTTCACTTCCCGTTGGAATCTGCACTCACGCTTACACTGCCGCCGAACCTTGGGTTGGCGTAGCCTCGTTGCTCTAATAGACGACGAAAGTAAAAGGATAATAACATGGCAAATCTTTCTCGCACTCAGCAACAGACCGCGATGCTGGGTCAGCTCTTGAAAACGGCGGGTGGTCGTCAGAAGCTTGCAGCTTCTCTCGGGCCGAGCCTTCGCCGTCGTCGTGACTACATGAGCATTGCTCGTAAGGCTCTTATGGTCGAAACCCTTCCCGATGGTGCTCTGCCCATCTATGACAAGGAATTTGATACCTCCGCTCAGACTGTCGGCTCAACCGCTGGTGGTTCATTTGTCGAAGCTTTTGTGGTCGGCGAAGAGGGTGGAGACATCGTCCGCGTCACCAAGCCGAAGCGTGTAACCGTTCCTACTTTCGAAATCGTCTCTAACCCGATGATTCCGATTACGCAGATCAAGGAACGTCGCTTTGACCTAGTAGCTCGTGCTCTTAACCTCTCGAAGGCTGAAGTTGGAGCCGCCGAAGATGGTTATGTATTCGGAATTTTCGACTCAGTGGCTCTGGCCGCCGCAAGCAAGTCGTCTACTGACACGATCTACAACCCGGACATCCCGATTTCCGCACCTATCGACATCAACAGCATGGCTGATGGTTTCGGTCAGGTACAGCGTCACGACTTGTCAGTTGCTTTCTGCTTCTTCAACCCCCGCGACTATACGGACTTGCTGAAGTGGACTCAACAGAACATTGACCGTGAAACACAGCGCAAGCTTTTGAAGACTGGCATTATGGGTTACCTCTGGGGCGCAACTCTACTCCAGTCCCGTAAGGTTGGTTATGGTTGCGTGTACATTCTGGCCGATGCTGAGTTCCTTGGTGTCATCCCGGAGCGTATTCCGTTGACCGTGATGAGTGCAGATCGTCCTGATCTTCGCCAAATCGGCTTCAGCATCTTCGAGAATTTGGGCTTCCTCGTCTTCAATCCGTCAGGAGTTCAGCGTCTCACAGTAACTGGCCGCTACCTGTCCGTAAACAGCACCACGAACGTAGGCGAGAACTAAGCAATTAGTTTTCAATGATTTACAAGGTGGTGGCGAAAGTCACCACCTTTCCTTTTGTGCAAAATAAGTCAGATGGGTTTCAACTTCCGAACTCATAAGTAGAACTGTGTTGTACTAAGTTCCTGAAAGTTGAGTATTACCCTTACATGGACATCAAAGACGCACTGGTTCGTTGACGGCCTGTGTTGGTTCTTGTAACCTTAGCCTGAGGTTGTTGCGATGAGATTCAAACAACTGATTTTTGTGGTAATAATTGCGGCCGGAACCAAACTGGTCGGCCAGAACAATGGATACAGTTCAACCTTCACCGGTGCAGGTAACGGATGTGTAGCAGGTGGAACTTGCTATTACATTGATTCAGTCGGTGGAAATGATTCCAACGCCGGAACATCGAAGGCAAAGGCTTGGGCGCACGCTCCGGGAATGTCCTGCGCCACCGGCACCGCAGCGGCGCACTCGTACTCATCGACAGATGAAGTAATCTTTAAGGGCGGCGATACCTGGTCGGCAAATTGCTTCCCGTGGACAATTTCAAACGGTGGTACGACTACGCCCAACTCGTATGCATATCCTGGTCTGTATCTTGGATACGACCCTGCCTGGAACAAGGGCACGGTGAATTCGATCCGCGTGATTGACCCTGGTTCCTGTGCTTCGGGCACAACCCTATCGGTTAGCATCGCAGGCGGGGGCGGCTCCGGCGCAACGGCCATAGCGAATGTAGAGACTGACCCATACGCTGCCGGAGACTTGGAATTTGTCACTCTGACCAGCAATGGTACCGGTTACACCTCGAACCCAACTGTCACATTTACTGTGACGGCTGGATCGTGTACCGCGCTTCCGATGGCCTATGCCGACATCTATAGTCCGATGATGAATGGAAGCGGTACAGTTTATGGCAGTTCAAGCAGCATTTCGCCTATGCTGACGCTGAATGCACAGTATTCGACCCTCGATCATATAGAGTTTGCACATTATCTATGGTATGCAGGCTCGTCGTACTCGGGCGGCTCTCCTAACGTGATTCTGGCATACAGCAAAAACCAGACCTTCCAGAACCTTTACCTGCACGACTTTGGGATGAGTGGAGCCGCCAGTTCCACCGTGATGGTCGGTGCCCGCAATGCCGCACAGACGGCGGGCATCTATGGTTTTGGAATGGGCAGCGGCCAGGGTGGACGGTTGATAAATAGCATTTTCAATAACTACGAGCGCGAAGTTGCTGGCGGATGCGCGAACGGCTATGGCGGATCATGCACGCAGAACACGGCGATTTACAACGTGGCATGGGTCACCAACAACGTCATCAGCTCGTGGCGCGGCGGTATCTACACCGAAGCAGACGCTTCGATCGGATATCTGGTAGCAGGGAACAAGATTTGGGCCATTTTGAATGATCCAAACACGCAGCATCCAGATGCGGTTTACCTGCAGGGTGGGACTGTTGCTTATAACAACATCCTGCGTGACATTTACTCCGGCACTGCGGCGTTTTACATCGAGACGGGCAACGGCAGCACGCCAAATTCCGTCGGCAACATTACCTATCTATTCAATAATGTGATGTTTGGTATTGGCACCAATGGTGCAGGAACCAGTACTCCGCCGATAGGATGGAGTTCAGAATTCATTTCCTCAAGCGCATCTGGATTCAGCCCGGCACCTGATCTGCGCGCCTACAACAACACCTTTTACTCAAACAATGGAAATTCCTCTTGCATGAATGCCGGACAATGGTATGGCAAGAGTCCTACCCTTAGCACTGGTATGCCATTCGTTCTACAGAATAACCTGTGTGTTTCGTCACAGTCAGCAGCGCACTGGTTTTTCTCCAACGATCCCTCGGACTGCACAGCAACTTACGGTTGCGGATTGTGGAATGGCAGTTCCAATCCAAATTCATCTGCGACGCAGGTATTAGTGGATGCCGCGAACGTAATCCTGTCACCCAATGCCGCGACAACATATGGGTACACTGCGGCAACCAGTTACGGTCCCAGTGCTTCCACCCCGGCATCGTCGCCTGCAATCGTTTTTGCGAGTTCGGGGAATAGCATCAACTTGTCAAATCTGTGTAGCGAGAGCGTCGGAGGTGTCTCGCTATCTGCGCTCTGCTATGACATTAATGGGACCTCGCGCGGTAGTTCGTTCCAGGCGGGCGCATATCAAAGTGCCACCACTTACTACATTGACTATGTCGGTGGCACGGACACCAATAGTGGTACGTCGAAGACATCGGCCTGGGCGCACGCTCCGGGCATGAATGGGTGTTCT